GTGTTAGTTTCTCCCGAAAAAAAAGGGTTTTTAGGCTTTTGCCCTCTTTTGGGCGTTACCACTTTATTTTTGGCATGTCTTTCTTTTGAACCTCTGGATGAGTTACATCTGGTATGAACTACTCTCAGCTGATCCATTGGCACTATGGTTTCTCCACCATGCATTCGGCTCTCTATGTGATCTACACTTGCGCCGTAAGGATTGCGGCCTGAGGCGTTCCAGTCAATCTCAGCACCACAGATTCCACAAGGCAATTGGTTCTCTCGCCATTGTTTCTTTACTTTGTTTCTTAATGTGTTCCATGCGCTTGAGTTGATACCTTGATTGGCCATTGGTGGTTTCCTGTCTAATCCTGCCCGGCTTGGTTTCTGAGGGTGAGGAATGGCTTAATTCTAAACCATTTCCTGCCCGTGTGTGGATCTTTCGGGTTCTCGTCTGGGTGCTAATGCACAATTGCGCCAAATGATTATCAACTTTGGCCTTTAACCATTGGGCAATTCGTTTCAATGGCAGCTGATAATCTCACCTCACTTAAGGTATTGAATGTGAGTATCTGTCCTATGGTTTATCTCCATAGCAAATAGAAGCCCTCAGACGGCTGTTTAGCGTGTTGATTAGTACGCCCTGATTTATTATGCTGATCAGTAAGCAATGAATGTGTGATGAGTCTAGACGGCTCTGAGCGGCACGTCAAAGGATCCCTAATCCTCTGGCGTGTCGCTTGTCAATTTCCCTAGTTCCTCTTGCTCTGCCTCCAACATAATCACAATTATTTGCTGGATCAATTTCGCTTGAGAGTTTGGGGTTTTAATCTGCGTGTTAATGTGAGCGTGTAAAGCCATTAATCCCTGCGTGTATCCAGCGTCCCACATTTTAATGAGCTGCTTTTTGATTATCTCGCCATCACTTGCCCCGAATCCGCCATTGCTCATTCTGAACCCTCCATTGCTCTCATAGTTTCACATGGCCAAAGTTGCCAATCTCCACCGTCTGAATCGTGATCCACGCAACCCGTGCAAAAGGTAACGCCATCCCGGGTTTGCTTAACGTGAACCATCCGAACGCGATTCAACGTTTCCTCTAGCTTTGAATAACTTAAGCCCTTAGGGCATTCACAATGACAGTATTCCGAATGTTCCGGGTTCATTAGAATCCTTTCAATTTGCTGTTCACGAATTCGCCCCATTGGCTAATCCTTTCCATAATGTCTTTAGGATCGTTGATTTCTTGCGCCTCATTGCGCCGAACCGAATAGATAAATTGTGGATCATCCCTGCCTCCGTAAATGAACCAAACAGTTACCTTATCCGATAGCGCTAAGAGATTTTGATACATCCGCATTTGGCCATCTGGAACCCCTGTAACGTATTGATCCAGCGGCTTATCCTCAATGAATAGGAAATACCCGTTTAGTTCAATCACCGAATCAATGTCAGACGGGGTGCAATTTCTCCATCTGGCGTTAATAGATCCTAGAGTTTCACGAATGCCCCATTGATCCCACGGCCTGCGAGCCTCATGGAATGTGAGGTTTTTATTCTGTATGTCCACTACTTTTTCCAAATCTTTCGGCGTTCAGCTTCGGTGAATCCTCCCCAAATGCCAAACATTTCCTCATTCTCGAATGCGTAAAGGGCGCATTCCTGCAACACGGGGCAACGGGAGCAGATTTTTTGCGCCGCCCTTTGCTCTTGTCTGTTAGTGGAATACCAAAGATCAGGCTGGCCAGTTCGCCCACATGATCCCGATAGTTTCCACGCGCTATTAGGTACAACGAAATCCCACAATTAGAGATTCCAGCCGTCACGCCGCATTTGATCAATTATCGGCTGGCCATTTAGCCATTCGTTAAAATCCTCTTTTTTGTTTAGTTCTTTTTCGTAATCCCGGGCGCGCTGGATAACGATTCCGAATCTCACGCCAAAAGCGATTCCTATTAGCATGATTAATAAATCAATTCCATTAATTGTTTGGATCATTGGTGGATTTTCCTATTCTCTTTATGTCATTAATTAGATCTAGCGTTTGATCTATTAAAGCAGCTGAACGATCAAATTCCTGTATTGCCTTAGTGTGCAAAATGGCGGTTTGCCAATCTAGAAAGATTAAATCATCCTCCACTAAAATCATTTCGCAACGTTCGCACAAGTGGCGAAACCCTTGCTTATCTAGTGTTTTAACGGGTATCTCGCAACGCTTACAACATGCTATTTCGGCGTAACTCATTTAAGCCTCCAAGAATTCTGCGTAACCATTGGCCTTAATGGTTTCAATAAGTTTAGAGGCGTCACGCTTTGAAAGTTTCGTTTCGGTTCCAATGCCTTGAGAGGCCTTGAAATTCTTAACTACAACATCAACGGATTCCTTGCAAATGGCATAGATTGCCTTTCGCTGTGGCTCTGTCATTAGTTCAGCTGAGAATGAGGTTCCGAGGCGATCACCTGCAACCCGTGGAGCCTTTTCGCCCCATGGATCGGAATCTACTGGAGTAGCCTTTGTAGGCTCTGTACGGGCTTTAGAGCCGTTTTCGCCTGATTCCTTAGCCCATAGATCTAGAGCAACGCCGAAACGCATGGCGGCGTTCCGTAGAGCGTTACCGATTGCGCCCTTTTTACTATCGAAACGATCTCTGCCCTGTGGTTCGCCGTATCCATAACGGGTAACTCCAGCAATTGTTAGTTCAATCCATAGGCCGCCGTTTTCATCAAATAGCGGTAATCCCTGATCGTCAAATGCCAGCGGTTTCCATGTCCACTCTGGATCTACTTGTAATAGGCGATCCGTCACCCATGCGTGAGAAACGTAATCTAGCTTTGCGTAGCCAGCGTCAAGTTTCTGGATCTGCTCTTTTGGAAATGGTGCGCGTAACGCGCTTGCTTGTTCTGGCTTCATTAGAAACCCTTTCTGTTTGGTGGTTTATTGGGTGAGGTGCGTTTGTCGAACCTGCCACGGCTTCCCAACCATTCGTGACAATGGATCACCCAATGGAAAGAAACTAACACACGCCAGCGACAATTTGCGCCATTTGGGAAACTATTTTTTATGATCCTGTAAATGGCTATTTACAAGGGTTTTAATCTCATCAACCGTGTTTATTAAATCTGGGAGGCTTTTGCCTCCGTTTGAATTTGGATGAATTGGATAAGTTGCTTGATCAATGTAAGCCTTGATTGGCTTGACAATGCCCCATTTTACAAGCATTCCGCCTAATGAAAGGATGGCAATTAGCGCGGCGGCGTATTGCCCCAAAATAAGTAGATCCATCAATTGGCCTTAAATTGGCGGCCATCTAATACGATTGGCGATTTGCCATCATGATCTAGGAAAATGGCAATGTTCATTAAGCGTGTTGCCAAAATGGAATGTGCCAATGTTACCCAAACGGTTTTTCCAGCCAATCCGGGATGAACTGGATAAGTGAAATGGCCTGTGTAATCGGCCTGCTTTGTGTTTGGGAAACGGCAAAATCTGAACCTAACGAAATTCGGCAATCCCGTTGCTGGCAGCTCGATTTGGATAGTGGTTTCCAGTAAAACGCGCTTTTTAATCTTTGTGATTTTCCAAGAGGTATTGCCTAGGATTCTAACCTTTGTGGCCGTACTAGCTGGAATGCTTTGTTTGTCTTTGTTGCTCTCTACTTTAACAATCATGCCCGAACCCATTTCCGCGGATTAACGTGCTTTAACGGGTTCCATGTGCGAGAGGCTAGAATTTGCAAATGGAGATGAGGAGCGCGGCTATTGCCTGTGTTACCTGAGATCCCGATAATTTGTCCCATCTGAATCCGCTGGCCTTTTGAAACCATTGTTTTTGAGAGGTGGCAATAGCCAGCCCATAAGCCCGGGGAACCATCTGGAAATCTATCGTTATCCACAATTACATGAATCCCGAAACTTATTCCCCATCCCTTTCGGAAAACGTGGCGGCCAGAATGCACCACAACGCCAGAAACGCAAGCCTGAACGGGAGTTTTATTAGCGCGGTAATCCACGCCCTTATGGGTTTGGCCGTTGCGGTATTGCGCTCCATAGGGAAAAGTAATAACGCCGTTTTTAATCGGTTCCATCTTGATCCGTTTCGACATTTCCAAAACGTGGATCGGATGGGTTAAGCCATGCAATTAAAACGGGCAATGCAGACACTAGGCCAATAACCAATGCCGGGTGAATGTTTAGCGAATCTGCGTTAAGGATTACCCAGCCCAAAATTCCAGCTGCAAACACGCGCAAAAATGAGGCAATTGGGGAGGTTCCGAACCATTCTAAAACGCTCATTTGGTTGATTTTGGCTCTGGTTTAGGATCGGCCTTTTTTGTGATTTCAACTCCGCAACATCCGCAAATTACCAATTCTAGGCAATCAATAACTAACAATTCGATGTTTTCGTTTTCGCAATCTTTTGTTTCGCATGTAACCAATTTATCCATGATTAACCTCTTGCATTCGAGCTGGTGGTTTGGATTGCTATGTATTGGATCATTCGGGTGGCATTGCTTGAATTGTAAACATTGCCTGCGGTTACGCTTGAAACGGTTCCTGAACATGGCCCCGAAAGTGTGGTTGAGGTTGATTCAAATGCGGTTATTAGCATTGGTGCAACGGTAAATCGGCCACTAGGGAAAGTTATTGTTGCGGATGAATTTGCTCCAACAGATTGTTCACCCGTGCGAATAGCAAAAGGCAAGAATCCAGCGCCAGTGCCACCGGGCAAACGCTGCTCCAGCTTTGTGGCAACGGCCAATGATTGGGCTGGCCAGTTGATTAAAGGATCGGTGGATAAGGCGTATGTCCACCCACTCGCAGTAGTTGCCATTTTTTATTCTCCTAAATTAACGTTTCAAGGCTTATTGCGTCTGCCCAAATAACGGATGAATTAATTGTATCCCAAGTTTGTGTTGTAAGTAGGCTCCAAGGCATAACGGCATAAGATAAAAGCGGATCGGATAGGGCTAGTGTCATTCTGTGAATTCCCTTTTCTCCTCCAACTCCTAGGAATACCTCGCTCCAGCCCTCGACAATTCCAACGAATACAAGAGGCCCCGGGGCTGGTAAATTTGTTAAATTGACGCGGCGTCCACAGATTAATTCCATGATCTGATCTCTAAAGGCTGGATCCGTTATTTCATCCATTAGGATTTCAACTCCGCCAATTTGCCAGCGTGGATTTGCTTGCCTTACGAGAATAGAGTTTGCTCTAACTACGGCGTCACCAACATTTGCCAATTCCGTGTCTAGAGATAACTCACGAACTCCAAATTGAGAAATTGAAACTGGATCATCTGTCCGATAACGGCTGCCGCCGCCGCCGCCTCCGCCGCCTCCGCCGCCTCCGCCGCTGGTTCCATAACGGATAGAAACCGAATTGATTATTTCGCCCAATTGCTGATTAAAAACGGGTTCAAAAACTATGGTTCCCGAATCTAAGGTAAGCGGTTCCTCAGCTGTGGGATAGGTAATTGTCTGTTGTGTCCAATCACCTATTTGAACATTCCATGTTTCGCCAAATGAATTGTAATCTTGCCATTTTTTTTGATAAGGAACAATTCCTCGGGAATCATAAAATTGAATTAAGGGGTTACCATCTGGATAATCTACAACGGCTCCACCTACCCAATCGGCGGCGGATCCAACATAACTAAGCGCGTTTGGCGGATTCATAATTGCTGGATCAACTACGTTCAAGATTTGATCTCGGCCACCCATAACATTTTCGGAGAAAGGCCTAATTGGAAATGTTCCAAATGGCAATGATTGCAAAAGTTGAGTTTTTACGGCTTCAAAAACGGTAGGAGATGACGGATAATAGATTGGAACGTATCTATTACCCATTTGAGCGATAATGCCCGTGGCCTGTATGGAGTACCTAGGAACCCCGTCAATTACATGGGTAAAGGTTAAATCCGTTATTTGGCCGCGAAATCTAGGTAAATTATGAGCCTCAATCCTTAAAACCTGCCCAATTTCTGGAGCAGATGGCAAGGCTCCACTCTCTGGGATAATCGTAATGCTGGCGCTGGATGGAGTTGCGCCATCTGTCACCCGTGATCGGCCATGAGTTAAATAAATGGAATACTCGACATTATCAAGATCTAGAGCCACTCCATCTATTTCAACTAATGTAATGGGGCTAGTCATTAGGCGAATCCAATGGAGGAACCATTACGCAAATCAGACTTTGAAAGGATCCGGGCAATTCCACGCGCCACAATTTCATCATTTAGGATTACCGAACTAGGGCTTTTCAGCGCGCTAGATGATGAACCACTAGCTGAATTGACGTTTAGATTCTGGGTAACGGTTGCAGATCCACCAAAGAAATTTTTGAAAGGATTTAATCTATCAACCACGCCCTTTACGGCGTTTCTAACTTTGTCAATGATCGTAAGCCATAACTCGAAATAACCGATTAAAACATTCTTAATAAAGTTTCCAACATTCTTAAGCATTTGAAATAAGCCATCCACAATTGCGCGGAATGTGTCCGATTTCTTGTAAGCCAAAATGATGGCTGCCACGAATGCGGCGATTGCTACCACTATTAAGCCGATTGGATTGGCGATTAAAAGCACGTTTAACACGGTTTGAACGGCGATCCAAGCCAATGTTACGCCTCGAACCACTTTAGTTATTACCACATAAGCCTTAATCGCATAGTTTAGAGCGATAATAGCCGCGGCGAATGCTCCAAAAACTAGGATAACTTTTCCAATCATGGCTCCGTTTGCCTCGATAATTGGGGTGAATTTTAGAACCATTGCGGTTAAACTCTCAAACGCTGGCATTAAGGCAAGGGCAATAGAATCAGCTGCGGCGGCAAATGCCAATTTCATTTTTTCGGATCCTAGCGCCGTGGCCGCTGCGGTTCCTCCAACTTGCTTTTCAATGGCTGCCAAAATCATGTCTTGCGCCTCTAGAGTCTTGCCAGATTCAACTAGAGTTTTGATCAATTCTTTTTCTTGCGCTGTAAAAGTAATGCCCGATTTCGTCAGGGCGTTAATTCCCTTGATCGGATCGTTGAGCGCCTTTCCAAGCTGTACGGCGTTACCCTCAGCGGATCCAAATCCAGCCGCCGCCATGTCCAATGCGGCTAGGGTTGCGCGATCAAATGCGCCGCCAGCCTGATCCACGGTTTTAGTAAGTTCGCCAAATGTGGCTAATTTGGTTTGGGTTGCCTTGATAATGTCAGCGTCTACGGCCAATGATTTTTCTAGAGATTCGGCGTATTCGGAAACCCTTTTTGTGGCCGCTGGATACCCCATTGAATTTAGAACGTTATCCAGCGCGGCGTTTGCCTGATTGGCCTTTTCCAATCCCTGAATCATTTTGAAAGAGGCGGCAGCAATTCCAGCAAGGCCTACGGTTGCAACTCTGGAGGCTGCTCCAACGCCGATAGAGAATTTATCGAATTTGGATCCAGCCTTTTGAATGTCTGCCATTGCGCGATTGACGCCTTTGGCGTTCCATTCCGAAATAATCGGGATAACTACGGCCATTACTGGTTCCTCATTACTAGATTCTTATTAACGATTTTACTAACTTCCTCTATGGCTTTCAAGATTGCGCGGTTAGTCATTGGCATAAAGGCTTCGGTTGTAGGCCAGATGTAACGGGATGGGGATCCGGGCAACTGTCGAATCATTGCCGCGCCTTGCCCGTTTACTTTGTGAGTTCGCTTTTTGCCTTTCCAGTTGTATTCCCGGGTGGTTTCTCCCGTATTGGAATTTTTGGCTAAATCGGTTATCTGAGGAGCTGCTCCCGAAACTATGATTTTTACCAATCCCCAAACATCCACGGTTTTATCTTTTCGGCCTCCGAATTTGGTGGTTACTTTGGGAGTTTTCCAGCCTGTACGGCCTCTATGTTCCATGCCAGACATTGGAGCGCCGTTAGAGAATTCCATAACTAACGCTCCAGCCAATGGTTTGGCCGCGTCTTTAATTGATTTGACGGATTCGAAATAAAGGGCTTTATCTATGTTCTTGATTTCCGCTAGGGTTTCCCGAACGCCAAAAACTTGAGAGGCTGCCACTTTATTATCCTTTCAATACATCAACATAGGTGGCAATAATCGCCCCATCTAGATCAATCAGCGATTCAAACGGGATCCCCGTGTGAGCGCTGATCTCAACTATTCGCCGTGTGAGGCTTCCAGATGGGGCGAATTCAGGTTTTCATCTGCTAGTGGTTCCACGTCAATCAATGTATCCATGAAATCATTAAATGAACCGGGAGTGCCTAGAGTGAACCATGCTAAAAGAGCCATGTCCTCTAGGCCGATCCCATTGGCCAAAGATGAAATTTTGCTTTTGGTTTTGCGTTCCCATTCAATAATGGAACGCGGCGTGGTGGAAACTTTCTCCAGTCCCTCGCCTCGATCAATGCCGATAACGAGTTTCATGTTATGCCGCCGCGAACGCTAGAGTTCCGCTGAATTCGGCGGTGCAAGTGCTAGCGCCATCAGCTGGGAATTCATCCGAAAGTGAGGTAACCACCATTGAGCCAGTCCATTCGCCATCATCTCCGACAATGGTTAGGGTTACGGCTGATCCGCCTACGGCGTCCCACATGGCCGAATAAAAGCCCGTTGCGCCGTCATAGAGGAAATCGCAACTAGCGGTGATTTCAACGCCTCTGGATAGGGTTACAGAGCCATCTAGGGTTTGGATGGTTTCTGAATCGGCGGCCTTATTGATTGAGCCTGTGGTTACTTGTGCGGAATAGTCTGTTGCACCGATTGAAACGGTGAACTCTTTTCCTGTAATTGCAATTGCTGGCATTTTTTTTCCTTATTCTGTAACAAGTACCATAATTGGCACTATTGAGGTTAATAGATCGGCTTGCCCAATCTTTACGGTTTCGGGTGAACCGATAGCGCCATTGATTGGAAAGATCGCCACGATCTGCCCAATTAAATCCTCTAGCCGTTCCATTGCCGATTCATTTGTTCCTGCTGGTTGAGCCGTTAGTTCCAGATCAAAATTCACGCGGAATTGCTTGATCGTTTCACGTTCAACCCAATTTTGGGCTGGTTTAATAACTACCCCGGGAGGAGTTACGCCAGCCTGAGGCGCTGCAAGATAAATGTTTACATCCAATGGTTCAAGCATTGTTGCAACGTATTCTCTAGCCTCGCTTAACATGCTCACGCGATCACGGCTCCGCCGTAAGGCATGCAAGGAGTTAAAAGCCCCGTGAAACGTGCCACAAGGCCAGCGCCTAGCAAATGAGGAGTTTGCACAATGTTTAGATCTGCTCCAACCATTTGGCCGCCGGGAGCGTGGCGAGATTGCCAAACCTGAACGGCCATCCCTAAAGCTGCTTCTCTGCAATTCTCGTGGGTTTCGTGATCCTCATCTGGCTTCAAAAGTGGCAAAAGTGCTTCATCAATTGACACGCCCACGGCGGTTAATTCCTCATCCGAAATGATTTCAACGGATAGATCTAAAACCTCTCGTAACTTATCAATGTCTACAAGCATTTTTTACCTCTCAAGGGTGGTGGATGGCCGCCCCGTTTGGAACGGCCATCCTAGTTAGTTACGCTTCAACGGTGCATTCTGCGAAAGCGTTAACGTTGCTGATCACGGCTGCTGCACGGGCTTCACCAAGGATCGTAATGATGTTGCTAGTGAAATTTTCAGCGTGTGAATCTGTGACATAAACGCTGGCAACGTTACGATCAAAGAATGCGGTTCCTGCTGCGAAATCGCCAACATAAGCGGTTCCAGCGGTTACTAGAGCAGATGAAACTACGCTTAGTCCCCAATAGGTTCCGCGGATTCTGTCGCCGTCAAGAGTCTTTGAAAGCATGTCCACATCCATTGCGGCGTAATCTGCTGGATTCATTACTACCAATGACGGGTTGAATCCTGCACTCTGAACGGTTCCAATACCTACGCGAACGGCAGAAATTAGATCTGCACCCTCAGCGGATGGCAATGTTGCGCCTGTAAGTGCGGCAGCGGCTACGGCTTCGAGCTTCTTGTAAACGCCCTGCATTAATTGCGCGTCAATGAATGAACGCAACGCTGGGGAATCCTCAAGCACCTGACGAGTTGCCTCGACATAGTGAGCAACGGTATCAAGGTTGATAACGTCTACGGATGAAATTAGAGTTGCCTCTGGCTTTTCGTCACCCTCATCAACAATGTCTGCCTGTGGTGCAAGGCCTGTGGTTACCCATTCAACGGAATTGGATGAAACCAAAATACGGTTGAATGCGTCTAGCAATGGAGTTGCAAATCCAGCGGCTGGAGCAACTAAGCGATCTGGGCGAACCCATGCCAAACCGGGATCTACTGTTGTATTGATTGGGGCGCGCAATTCAATTGCTACGCGGCCTGAGGTTCCGCCCTTGTAGGAACGGAATTCATCCGAACCAATAAAAGCCTCGCCAGCTGTGCGAAATTCGCTCATTTGGATTTCCTTTTCTTTTTTGTTCTTTAAGCCGCTAACCATTCCCTCGAAACGGGCGCGGGATTCTGTGTTTTTTACGAATGTTGCAATGCGTTCGTCAATTGCTTCAACCTCAGCAACGATTTCGCCAGCGCGTTCCGCTAGTTCGGCATTGTCTGGGTTCTCTGCTAATTCAGCATTGATTTCGTCTATGTGATCGGCTGCGGCGTTGCGCTTTTCGATCATTTCTTCAATGTTTAGATTGCTCACGGTTAGTTTTCTCCAATCAATCGTGAACGCGGATAATTCAACGAATGTGGAACGGCTCTAAAAGAGTGTGCCGGCATACTCTTAAATCATAACCTAAGGTTAGATTTTTCGCATCCACCCCGGGATGTTTGGCATGGATGGAATTCTTACAGGCTCAAAAGCATGGCGAACGGATACCAATTCGGCGCCGTCATAAGCTGGGAGCGGAACCAATGAAACCTCAACTAGCGCGGCCTCATTAATTACCCTTACCCCGTCAATGTAGGAATCCTTAATTGTGCGGAAACCAATAGAGAATGAATCTAGAACTCCCTCATTGATTTCAGCCAATGCGGCGTTCCCCTCTACTGTGTCAGCGATTCGCGCCTCCATCCACAGGCCTCCCGGGTGATCTGGGTTAAGTAAAGTGGCAAATCCAATGGCGGTGCGGTGTTCATGGCTCTTAAAGATCTTGAGTTTCTTTTTAGTAGAGGCCATTAAGTCTTTGGAGGTTTTAGTCAGGGAACCTTGAGCAAATCGTTCTCCGCCAGCGTTTGGCACATTGTAGGAAATCTGATCGTAAGGAACGGCAATCCCTGCAATTGTTCGGCCATCTGAATCCTCAGCCAAACGAAATTCTGCGTTAAATAGTAGCTGCTCAGACATTTGGAACCTCATTCACTTGTGGCAATGGCGGCAAATCCTCAAACGCTCTAACCTCATTGATCGTTAGATAGCCTTTATCTAATCCGCTGGCGTAGGCCTGAGTCCGTGTTGCCGTGTCAGCTCTTAAAAGGCCTGAGAGGTTTATTTTTACATTGGTTCCGCGTGAGGTTTCGGCGTTAAGCGTTTCCTCGATACGGCGAATCCACGGGAGCAAGGTATTTTGAACGAATGCAATGTTCCGGGATTCCACATTGGCATAAGTGTTTGAATCGCTGGATCCGCCTAGCATGTAAGGATCTAGGCCAAATGCTAGGGCAATGTCATTAATGGACATTTGGCTCATTTGGAGCAATTGCGCGTCCACAGGGCTAATGCTTAAAGGCTGGAAATCGGTGGTTGAGTTAAGGATCGCAATAGAGCGCTTGTTGCCGTGATTCTCAAGCCATTTAGCCTTTAGATCCGCGGCCTGCTCGCCTGTGAGGTTAGGGTTTGAAACTTTCAGGATTCCGTTAGGGATTCCAGACTTGTAAACGCCTGAGGTGTATTTTCTCATCTCATCTGCCGTTGCGAAACTTAAAGCATGGCGGCGCAATACGCCTAAGCCAAATTTGCGCTCGTCAAGTTCGCCAAAATTCCTTAGGTGGAGCAGCTTGCCGTCTGGGATGTATTCCCACCCACTTGATTGAGGATCGCGGATAAAGTATCCAGTTCCGGGAACGTAATCCATCAATTCGGGGTGGATAACGTGGAGCGATCCAGCCTTTGGAGCGCCGTTTATGTCGCGCTCGTCAATGTAGATAAATCCGTTGCCGTAGATTAGGGCGGAATAGATCCATTGCCCAAAGAATTCCATTCGGTTAAGTCTGCCGGGCTGAACGGTAGACATAACGCGCCCATCTGGCCGAACCAATTGCGGATCCTCTATCCACCCGGGAGTGGGTAAAGTTTCAAGGCCGCGCCTCAAATCAATTGGCAAACCTGAGATCGTGTCTACGATTAATGAGGCGGCACGGCTAACGGCTGGAATTGAAACGGCATAGTTTGCAAATTCTCCAGATGGCTGGAGCGTTTCCAGTGATGAATCAACCCACCAAAATTGACTACTCGTAGGATTTGACATCCAGCCATCAGGGGAATTTAACAAAATGTTTGCATTAGATCGAACGAATCTAGAGGTTCCAAAATTGCCAAAGAGATTGCCTAGGATTGCCAACGGTTTACTCCAAACATACGTTCCTCCAATCTTACAACACAAACGGCGTTTTTGTGCTAGTAGATCATAGGCGCGGATTCGGTTTTTCTGTAAACGGCCTGAATTGCCCACCCCGAAACTTTAACTAGATCGGTTCGGCGCTGCTCCGAAATGGCTGGGGTTAATCCTCCAGCTTGTGCCGGGTTCACGATCATTTCGATTATCTGGTTATTGAGATCGTGCGTGTTAGCGTGGCGAATCTGGCGTTCGGTTACTAGTTCGCGCAATAGGGCAAATGAGGATCTGGATTCTTTAGTTCCAGCGCCCTGAACGGGAACGGGCATTTGAGAAACGTTTGGATCTGCCGTAATTGTTACCCCTGCAAGGATCGTGGATTTATTCCTTGTGGATGAAATCTCAGCTGCTCGAATCCATACATCCGCCATGCGCTCGAATACCTGCCCCGTAACGTAGATGGTTTTATTCTCATCCGCCCACGCCACGGCCAGCGATCCGCCCATCCCGAAATAATCATCTATGGCAATGACACATTCGGCGTCAGCTGGAATCTCCAAATCGGGCATGGCTGCCTCATCCCATAATTGCGTGGGGATCAAATAGTTATTCTTATCCTCAGCCGATTTTGCCCACACATTAAGCCATTGAGATCGGAATCCCTCCGAATCAACTTTTCCAGCAATGAAATCCCGAATCTTTAGATCCCAATGTGGGCTGGCCTCTTTCCAACTATCCTCATTGAACGGCTCGCAATCCTTGTGCGCGCTCCACTCCAAAATCAGCGTGGATTTAGGCTCGAACATTTGCTCCAATGCCTCACGCCTATTTTTAACCATTAGATCGGTTGCCTCCGTGTGAGCCGTGGAAACCAAATAGAGCTGGGAGGAATTGCGCTCGATCATTGTAGGCAAAAGGCCGTCATCTGCTACCTCAGGTTTTACGCCCCATGCCTCATCCACCAAACCCATGGAAACGGAATAACCATAAACGGATTCTGATCCGCGGATCATCCACCGGGAGCCGTCTGGATGTTCGATCTCCTCGTTGCCGTGTGAGAGCCTAACCTTGTAACTTTCATCCATTGCCCAAAGCCTCGCTGGCCTTTGGATCTCCCGGGCAACGGCTAGATTCTGAGCCGTGTGCAAAATGAGCTGCTCCTCATCAAACCTTTCCGATTGGTGCATTCTCCAAAGCATAAGTTCCCTAAGCATTACCGATTTTCCAGCCTGCCGCCGTGAGGAGATTAATACGGTTTGCCAAAGTAACTTGCCATTAGAATCATGCTCCAAAGCCCTGAGCAAACATAACTCTTGCCACGGCCTCAAAGTCTTTTGCCCTTTTGGCACTTGCTTATCTTTTGCTCGCCGATCATTGATCCACTTAATAGCCTCAACGCCTAGAGATCCCACGGCCTCCGGGTGGATCGCGCTGGATAGCCTAGGCCAAACGAATGATTCGTTACTCCCCCCGTGAGAAAGCCAATCAGAAATCCACACATTGTTCAAAACCTGTGGATCATTTTGCGAGATCCCGTTTTCTGGTTCAAAACCCTGATCTTTCTTTCGGGGATACTTCGAC